CCAAAAGGAGATACAGGAGCGACAGGCTCACAGGGTGCTACCGGTGCAACTGGTCCCGCTGGAGCTGATGGTTCTAATGGAAAAAACGGAGCAGATGGTAATAGCCATTTAAGTAACGTAACCAGCATAGCGTTTAATCCTAAAGCTAATGCATTACAAGTAAATATAGGTGGAACGGTGTATAATTTTACACCAGCAAAATAAAAAAAAATGATAACATACGATTGGAATTGTAAAACAGTAGATGTACATCCTCAAGAAAAAGGGCAAACAGATGTAGTGTATAATGTGCACTGGATTGTAACAGGCACAGAAGGAGATTATACAGCAACTAGTATTGGTACTCAAATAGTGCCATTAGACCCTGAAACACCTTTTATACCTTTTGACAAACTAACTAATGAAGTAGTTGTTGGTTGGACAAAAGCAGCAATGGGCGAAGATCAAGTAGACCAAATAGAAACTAGCATAGCTAGTCAAATTGAAGATCAAAAAAACCCAGTATCTGTTACAATGACAATAGGGGAGTAAATATCGAGTAAAACGAGTAATAATAGCCATATGCTACAATAGCATAAAACCAATAGTAACTTAAAACCAAAACCAATGACACTATTTTACCAGACTGAATCGTGGAGTAGTCACCCACAACCAGGCAAAAGCCAAGTTAAACTATGGAAACACATAGCTAACAAAGAAAACTGGAGAATTGTCCAGCTTATCAATGGATTTTACCAAACAGAGTACCAAGACATCAAAGACCCAGAAACATGGCATGATGTAACCAGGCGTGAAACTTTAGAAGGAGCTGAAACAGCTATCGACCAAACAGTAGCGCACTATTTAAAGAAAGTTGAATTTATCGACGGACCTAAAATAGTAAAAACCTTTAAATAAACCACAATCAATTAAATTAAATTAAATCAAATATGGACGCAATTGTCAAAAACCTTAACTTCGGCGAAGAAGCCAGAGTTAACGTATTTAAAGGAATAGAAAAGCTCACAAAAGCTGTTAGCTCCACTCTAGGAGCTAGCGGCAAATGTGTGATGCTTGAGGATCATACTGGAAAACCAATCATTACAAAGGATGGTGTTACAGTGGCAGATTCAATAATCTTGCGAGACCCAGTAGAAAATATGGGTGCAACACTTTTAAAGGAAGCGGCAAGAAAAACAGTGAGAGAAGCAGGTGATGGTACAACCACAGCCACAGTCTTAGCTCACGCTATATTAACTGAAGCTTATAAAGTTTCAGATAAAACAAACTCAAGAGAGTTAAAAGAAGGTATTGTTAACGGTGTTAATAAAGTTGTAAAATACTTAGAAACTGTTTCGCTACCGGTAGAAGGAGATATGATAGACAACATAGCCACAATATCTACTAACAACGATCCAAAGCTAGGTAAGATTATAGCTAATGCTTTTAGAGCTGTAGATAACACAGGCATTGTAATGATGGAAACTTCTAACGATGGAAAAACAGAGGTTGAAGTTGTAGACGGCGTTCAGTACGAAAAAGGTCTCACGAACTCTCACTTTATAACAAATGTTCAAAATAAATCAGCTGAACTTGAAAACGCTTTAGTTTTATTAATAGAGTCACCAGTTGATACAATACGGCAGATTCAATCTGTGCTAGAGTACGTAATAAAAAACAACAAACCTTTGCTGATTATCGGCGACTTAGAACAAGGTGTTTTATCTGCTTTAGCTATGAATAAAAATAAAGGCAACATTAAGGTAAATGTAATTAACGGCCCAACTCAAGGCGTTAACAAGCAAGAGATGTTGCAAGATTTAGCGCTATTAACAGGTGCTACGATTATAAACGAAGGCTTAGGAGATGATATGGATCTAATACAGCCTGAGCACTTAGGTTCGTGTTTAAAAGCAGTTACAACCCACGGCGAGACTATACTTCAGTTTGAAGAATCAGGTCCAATAATTTTAGCTACTATAGATAAGTTAAAAAAAGATTTATCTAAAGCTACACAAGCTTACGAAATAATCAAACTCGAAAAAAGATTAGGTATGCTTTCCGCTAGAGTGGCTATCGTAAAAGTAGGTGCCAACTCTGATATTGAATTAAAAGAAAAAACAGATAGAGTAGAAGATGCTATCTGCGCTACAAAAGCTGCTATTAAAGAAGGTATCGTTCCTGGAGGTGGTATAGCGCTGTTAAATGCTGCAAAAAGTATAGTACCAAAGTCAGACGGTGAAAAGCTGCTTTTAGAAGCAATTAAAGCACCGTTTAAGACAATACTAGAAAACGCTGGTATAACAGACGTAGAATTACCTAAAGCTAAAGGAAGAGGTTTAAATGTGGTTACAGGAAAAATGGTAAATATGATTAACTCAGGTATTATTGACCCTTTACTAGTTACCAAGAGCGCTCTTCAGAACGCAGCTTCAGTAGCGACTACTATATTATCAACCGATTGTGTAATCAATAATTTAAGAATTGATGAAAGCGATAGGTAGAAATTTAATAATACAAAAAATAAAAGAAGGAACCACCGAAACAAAAGGTGGTTTACTTCTTGCAGAAAACCAACGTGAAGATATACGTTACAAAGAGGCTGATATATTATCGGTTGGTGAACAAGTTGAAGGATTAAAAGAAGGTGATAAAATCTTTTTTGATCGACACGCTGGGCATAAAATAGAAATAGACAAGAAAACATATCACGTTATTAAAGCGCAAGACGTTGTTGTTGTTTTATGAAAAGGCTAGACGCAGATGACATAAAGAATATGAATCTGTTTAAACATTATCGTATAATACGTAAATGGGCTTGCAGAAACAACAACCTTAACGATGCTGATCTAGAGTTATTAATTTACTTGGACTGCATGGATATGTTTACAAAAAAAGATTTCGAAGCTGGCAGTTATTCCTATAGTTGGGATAACCGCCGCTGGAATCGTTTGTTAAAAGAAGGTTGGATAGTTGTTTGGAGAAAAAGAAATAGAACAACTCAAAAGTATCATATATACAAAACATCTTTTAAGTGCAAGCATTTAATAAAGCATATGTATAGAATTATACTAGGTCAAGATGATCTACCAACTAGCAATCACAGAAACAGTATTATGAAGGGTAAGACGTACACTGATAAAGTTCTTATAACTTCTATTAAAAACGTCAATAAAGATAAAAACAGATAAAATGAAAGGTAAGAATTACGATTACAAAGAAGCTTACAATAAAAACCTAACAGCTAAGGCTAGACTTCATTATCTTGAAAACGCTAGAAATGATCAAGACGGTGACTCACCGGTTAAACAAGTTGGTATTGTTGACCCTTTAACAGGTCAATCAGTTCAACAAATGACAAACGTACCACCACCACCTTCAAACACTTTAGGTGCTGCTAAACCAGTTTTTAACCCTCAAGCGCAGCAATTTGCTCAAGGGCTATACGGTGGGATTGATCAAAGACAAAATGGAACTCCATTTATGTTTAAAGACCAAAATGGAGATGGTGAAGTCACGCAAGCAGATGTTATACAAGCTAGAACACAAGGATATAAAAAATAAATTATGAAAAACATTAAGCAACTAAAAGTAGATTTAGCTGGCCAAGTAGGTGAGAACGCTGTTTGGGACGGGCCATTAAGCAAAGAAGGTTTTCCAATGGGAAAAGGATCAAGTTCTGGTATTTCAGGAATGGAAGTTTCTAAATACCCATGCAGCTGCGCACCAGGAACACCTATTACTCAAAAAGCAAAAGCCTATAAATAATGAGTTTATCAGACATTAAACTATACGCTATGAACGCTGGCGCTTTAGGAGTAACAACATTCACTCAAATTGAAGATGGTTTGAAGATATTTTTACTACTAGTAACTATAGGTTATACTATATCTAAATGGGTGGAATTAAAAAAAGATAAATAATGGCATACAAGCAATCACCATTTCCTATAACGGAATCTGCTTACGAAAAGTCTAATCAAAAGATGCGTAAAGAAAACCCTGGAATGGGTAAGAGGTTAACTTCTGGAACTAACAAACGTCGAGTATCGTTTGCGTGTAGATTTGCAGGTATGAAAGGTGCTATGAAAGAAGCTAACGGAGAACCAACAAGAAAAGCTAAAGCTTTAAAAAAATGGGGTTTTGGTAGTGTAGAATCTGCTAGAAACTTTTGTCAAAAAAATAAATCAAAAAAATAAGTTATGAGTGTAATTAAGAACAATACAAGCTCTCCTTTCAAACTAACTTTTCAGTCTTCACGTGGAGCTATGGGCGGTGCTTATGAAAACGTGCCAACAACCGCTACCTACGGAAGTAACGAAGCTGTTGTTGCAGCTATAGAAGGCATTGGAAAGATTGGTGGCGCACTAGTGTCAAACAAGATGGCTAAAAAAAATCTAGAAAAAGCAAATAAAAAAGCTGAAATAAATAAAATTACAAAAAAAACAGAAGATAAAAAACCTACAGCAACTGAATCTAAAGCTAGTGAAGATTTTAGTAAAGCGGTGACAAGTCAAATAGGTGGTTCATTGTCTGAAAAAGATAAAAAATCTAGAGGATTATCTGATGTAGATTTTGGAGTTTTATTTCCTTAAAAAATAAATATGGCTTTTAAACTAAACAATCCACCTTTCCACATGGACAACACTCCAATATATCGAGTAGATATGGAAGATGGTGTTATGGGAAAAGCTAACAATAATGGTTCTATAACTATAAATAAAGATTTACATCCAGACAAAGTAGAAGATGTAGTTGCTCACGAAAAAATTCATTTAGAACAAATGGATAGAGGTGATTTAGATTACGACGATAAATACGTATACTGGAAAGGTAAAAAATACTCAAGAGCACAGATGAAAGAAGGTGCTAAAAACTTGCCTTGGGAAGCTGAGGCTTATAGAAGATCATAATGAAGACATCTAAAACAGGTTATTTAAGAAACAGCCCTGATGTTAACAAGCCTCAAAATATTATACAAGGAGGCGATATAACAATGAAAGGAGTCGATTTTAAAGTACTAGGTACTGATGACCGAGGATATACAAAAATAATGTACCCAGGATATGATTATAAATTTCCTGGCGCTAAATACGTAATAGAAACACCAATAAATAAATAAAAACTAAATAACTAAAAACATGAGTTCACCATTTCAAAAAAAATTTAGCGCTAAGTCACCGATAGGACCAACGCCTTTAACTAAAAAATCTCCTTGTTATCAAAACGAAGATAACAAATCCGGCGACGGAGACAAAAAAAGTGGTAACCTGCCTCAGCAAGTTGATGAATACCCTAACTCGAGGCTTGTTAGAGAAGGTTCTGTTGTAAGAGAAAGAGCAACTGGAAAAGTTGTTATAGGAGGCGGTTACGATGACGCTAAAAGGTTCATACCTAAACCAGCATCTCAAATAGAAGGAGAACGTAAAGCAAAAGCAGAGATTAAAAAAGCTAAATTTAAAAAGAGAAAAGAAGCTGAATTTAATAAACCTGAAAACGTTGCTAAAAGAAAAGCTAATAAAGCGAAGCTAGAAGCTGCTAAAGCCGCTAGAGCCGCCAGAGATAAAAAAAGAGGAAAATAAATACTAGTAATTATATGTAATTATAATATTATAACAATTAAATTTAATATTATGAAAAAATTACTTATTACATTAGCTTTATTTCTTACAGTACTAACTTCTAAAGCTCAGGAAGCATTTGAAGGAGTTTGGGTCATGGAAGACTCTTCATATAAAACGGTGATGTTAGTTAGCAACTACGCTGTGGTTAAGATTATTAATTATAGTTTTAAGGAAGACGCTACACTTAACGAGGTGATACTAAGTCAAACAGACACTACAATGACTACTTCAATATATAACCCAAGAAATGGTTATACTATTGGACTTTCTTACACTGTTATAGATGAAGACACTTTGCAATGTGTTTTTACAGGAGATGAAAACAGTACTGTGTTAATGAAAAGAGAATAAATGAAAAAAATAATTCAATGGCTATCAGGTGGCGTTATCAAAGAAGTTGGTAACGTCATCGACAAGCTTACTACAACTGATGAAGAAAGGTTAGAGGTAAAGAAACAAATACAGCAGATATTAGAAGATGCAGATACTAAAGCTCAATTGGAGGTTAGTAAGCGCTGGGAAGCAGATATGAAGTCTGATAGTTTTTTAAGTAAAAACATTAGACCGATGATATTGATATATCTAACTGTAATCTTTACGTCTTTAGCTTTCTTTGATGGCAATATAGGTGAGTTTGGGTTAGCTAAAGAATATATACCAATATTTCAAACGTTACTAGTAACCGTGTACGGAGCTTACTTTGTAGGTCGTACTTGGGAAAAAGCAAAATCAATAACAAACAATTAAATTAAATTAAATGAGTAAAAAAATCACAAAGGAACATTTAGAAAAAATTAATACAAGCCAAGAAAAGCTAATGAGCTTAGTTAATCAAATAGGCGTGTTAGAATCTCAAAAACACAGTTTATTACATCAAGTTGGAGATGCTAATAAAGAAGTCGAAGACTTTAAGCTTGTGTTAGAAAAAGAGTACGGACCTGTTAATATAGACTTAAAGACAGGCGAATATGAGTCTATTGAAGCTGACTCTAAGCTAGAAAAGGCTTAATATGTCATCTGTTGTAAGAAAAATAAGTATTGGTTCTGACTACAAAAATGATGCAATGCATTATTCAGTAGGTCAACAAGTTTATGGTGGTCACGAGATCTCACATATACTTCTTGATGAAGAAGATAACTCTTACAATATTCACATTAAGAAAAACAACGAGGTAATGCCATGGAAGAAATTTAACTCCAACATGGCAATATCCGTTGAATATGACTTAGAGTATTGAAAAGTTTATACGACTTTATAGTAGAGCCATTAGGCGAAAAATACAGTAACAAAATAAAAGTAGGTGATAAAGAGTTATTTTTAAATACAAAAATTGAAGACTTCAAGTTTGTAAATAGATTAGCTAGAGTAATAGAAACACCTAAAGCTTTTAATACTGGCATTGATGTTGGTGATATAGTTGTTATACACCAAAACGTGTTTAGAGTATTCTATGACATGAGAGGAGAGAAAAAGAAAAGTAGATCTTGGTTCAAAGATGATTTATATTTTTGTGCTATAGATCAAATCTATTTATATAATAAAGGTAATAAGTGGAAGTCTTTTGGAGACAGATGCTTTATTTCACCTATAAAAGATACAGAGTCTTTAACGTTAGATAAAGAAAAAAGCCTTGTTGGTATATTAAAATATGACAATAGCTCCTTAAATGCGCTAGGAATCAACTCAGGAGACTTAGTTGGTTATACGCCGAATGGAGAATGGGAGTTTTTAATTGACGGTAAAAGATTATACTGTATGAAATCTAATGATATCGTAATTAAATATGAACACCAAGGAAACGAAGTTGAATATAATCCAAGCTGGGCAGAGAGCAGTGGAGGAGTTAATCAAAGTAGCTAAGGAGGCTATTGTTGATTCAGATGACGATATATCAGCGGATAGACTTAAGAACGCTGCAGCTACAAAAAAGCTAGCTATATTCGATGCGTTTGAAATACTAAATAGAATAGAAGCTGAAGAGAATATGTTAAATGAAAAACCAGTTGAGGTTAAAGAAGAGAAATCTTTTAGAGGCTTTGCAGAAGGGAGATCTAAATAATGTACGAGCAGACTTTATATAAAATACTTGAAGACCACGTTAAACCTAAAGTTTTAAAAAGAACTAATAGGTATAAAAAGTGGGAGTACGGTTACAACCAGGAACACGATATGGTTGTTATAAGTAAAACCGGAGAAATAGGTGAAATTTATGAAATACAAGATTTAAAAATAGCTTTGCCAAAAGCTGATAATGTACATACATTTGAAGAAGACAGGTGGAAGCACACTGAATACCCAAAGGAACTTAGTAAAATCAAATCAGTATTTGATTGGGAAGAATACCCTTTGGACTTTAAAGAAAAATGGTATGATTACATTGATGAAGAATTTAATAGAAGAGAACAAGGCTTTTGGTTCTATAATAAGGGTGTGGCTACTTACATTACTGGTACTAACTATATGTACTTGCAGTGGAGTAAAATTGACGTCGGGCAGCCAGACTTTAGGGAATCAAACAGATTATTCTACATATTCTGGGAAGCTTGTAAAGCCGATAAGCGCTGCTACGGCATGTGCTACCTTAAAAATAGACGGTCAGGTTTTTCATTTATGGCAAGTGGGGAAACGGTTAACCAAGCAACAA